AGTATCTCCGTCCTGATGCCTTGAAAGGTAGTAATGCAGATGATGATTATCTAAGGACTGTCCTTAAATACGGTGATACAACAGAATACACCTCCCATCTCAAAGCCTGTAAGCAGTACGGTGTTCTTGCTACCTTCTCCCAGAAAGGTACAAAACAGACACTTCTAAATGAACTCAACATGGGTTTTCCCATAGCTACGGGGATCCTTCATAAGGGACACGTCTCCTCACCAAGAGGCGGTGGTCATTGGATGCTTCTTATTGGAGAAGATGACAACAAAGGTGTCTTCCATGATCCATACGGTGAAATGGATAACGTAAACGGTGGTTATGTAACCATCGGCAAAGGCGGAAAAGATGTACGTTATAGCTGGAAGAACTGGCTACCACGCTGGGAAGTAGAAGGTAGTGGTTCTGGTTGGTACATGACCTTTCGTCCTATGCAACAATCATGATTGAAGCGTTACTTTCCGCTGCTGTGGCATTAACTGCTGGAGTTGCAGCTGTAACCAACAGAATACATTCTCGCATTAACCGTGTCCATGAACGTATCAACGGCATGGATCAACGCATTGATACCTTTGAAGTACGGATCATTAGTAACTACGTTGCTAAGGTTGATTTTGAACGGGCGTTGACCAAGCTTGATAACGGCATGAACCGGTTAGACGAGAAACTAGATCGTATCCTTATGCGACATGACTAAAAAGAAAGCAACGGAGGATATGTTTAACGAGCTTCATAACCTCGTGACAACTGAGTTCCTTCAACGCATCAAATCCGGTGAAGCCAGCACACAAGACCTTAAGGCGGCGTGTGACTGGCTAGCCAAAAATGACATTAGCGGCATTGCCTACGAAGGTAATCCCCTTGATAAACTGGCGTCTGTGATGCCTAAAGTAGACCCTGAGATGGTGCAACGGAGGCTGTATGGCTCAAAGCACATCTGAGTACTACAAACAGAATCCTAAGGCACGTGAGCGCCGTCAAAAACAGCAAGCTAAGTACAACAAGACCAACAACGGTCTTAAGATCCGTACCGCTGCTAATAAGCTAAACAGAAAACTTGGTACTTATGGCAACGGTGACGGTAAAGACGCTTCACACACTGGTAAAAACACCGGTAAACTTGAAACACCGTCATCTAACCGCCGCAGACCTCGAACGGGTAAGAAGTACGCCTAGTCATGACACCACTGTTGCCAACCCCTGATCACTACATTTATAACCTAATAACCATGACAAGTCCTGAAGCTAAACGGCTCTGGAGAAGAGCTATCAAAGAGCACTTCAATTGTCAATGTGTCTATTGTGGAGAAACTTATGAACTACATGAACTTACTTTGGATCACGTTGTACCTCGCTTTGTTGGGGGACAAACGATTACAAGAAATTTGGTTCCATCCTGCAGGAAATGTAATCAAGAAAAGGGGACTAGCAACTGGCTATCTTGGATGCGAGCTACGTTTGGCTGCAATCCAAATAGAGAACAACTGATTTTATCACACATAAAGTAATGGCTGCTAAAAAAGAGCTATTTAGAGCTGTTGAAAGCTGGTTAACTAACAATCCAGGTAAAAACCTGGCTGATTGGAGAAAAGAAACTGAATATACTGGTCCAGCTCTTAAAATTAGAAACCGTAGAGGTGAACCAGTCCGTGTTTCTTATAAAGGTCAAAGCACGGCAGCTCAAACTAGACGAGCGGCCTTAGAAAAACCTAAAACTGAAGAAGAAGCACAGTATTTTAGAGAAACTAAAGCACAAGCAAGGCAACAAAGTCAAAGTACTGAAGCCATGTTTGTGTCTGAAGGTAAGCCATCAATTGCTGAACATGATGTAAGGCTTGCATCAGGTGGCACTAGCGAGTACATGTCAATTTCTGACCCTGAATTTAAAGTCCATAAAGATACTGTTGAGGCTGAAGCTTATCGACGGTTTGGTGATCAGGTTATTGTTGATATTGACAATGTGTCCGGTGATGTTCGTTTGATTCCAGCTAAATTTCATAATAAGTTTCAAAGCACAAGTGAACAACCTGGAATTGATATTCCAATAGGTAGTAACATTAAAGAAAAACTAGATGAGTTTGCTAAAACGCAAATACCCGATCAAACCGATGCTATTGAATCTGAAACCACTGTAATGGCATCTAGGGAAACTGGTGCTACGTCTGAATTTGACATTTTAAATGAACTAGAAGATTTGCGTAGTCAATTTGAAACTTCCTTTAAACCAACTATGAAACGGTTTGGCGGCAGTTAAACGCAAGTTAAATTTTATTGTATGAACTCTACCGCTCACATTGGTGCAGCTGGCGAATTATTTTCTTGTAACTATTTTTTGGCTAAAGGTTTGGAGGTATGCCGCAATGTGGCTGCCTCTGGACCTGTCGATATAATTGTTTATAACAAAGAAAACGGACGCATGGTTGCTATTGACATTAAAAGCCATCAATATGTTTCTTATCGTGTTGATGGTAGTTTATCGCCTTCGTATTGTCCGAAATGGAATAATGATGTGGCTATTGTTAAGTATTTGCACGGAGATAACGTTTTAAGCGTCCCTGAGGGCTTTTGGGAAGCTTTAGGTATGGAGACAGCCGAATGACAATAAAACGCCGTACAAACGATTCTGGAGGGACTGACGTACTTACGGTTCTTCAAGGCGATTTTAAGCTATTTCTTCAAGCCTTGTGGAGTCAGCTAGACTTGCCAGAACCGACCCGAGCACAATACGCCATTGCCGACTACCTTCAACACGGTCCAAAACGGCTTCAAATCCAAGCATTCCGTGGTGTTGGTAAAAGTTGGATTACTGGTGCTTTTGTCCTTTGGGTTCTTTTTAAGAATCCAGAGAAGAAGATCATGATTATCTCTGCGTCTAAAGAACGTGCAGATAACATGTCTATCTTTCTTCAAAAGCTTATCATTGAGACACCCTGGCTTAAACATCTTCAACCTAAGTCAGATGATGCCCGTTGGAGCCGGATTAGCTTTGATGTTAACTGCTCTCCATCTCAGGCTCCGTCGGTTAAATCGGTTGGGATCACCGGTCAGCTTACCGGTTCACGTGCTGACCTAATGATTCTTGATGACGTTGAGGTTCCTGGTAACTCAATGACAGAAATGATGCGTGAGAAACTACTTCAACTCTGTACAGAGGCTGAATCTATTCTTACGCCTAAGGAGGACTCAAGGATTATGTACCTTGGTACTCCTCAGACAACCTTTACCATCTACCGTAAACTAGCTGAACGTAACTACCGTCCTTTTGTTTGGCCTGCTAGAGTACCTCGTAAGCTAGCAAATTACGAAGGGTTGATTGCTCCTCAACTCCAAGAAGACATTGATATGGGAGCTGAGAAATGGAGTGTTACTGACCCTGACCGATTTAGCCATGAAGACCTACTTGAACGTGAAGCAGCTATGGGACGCAGCAACTTTATGCTGCAGTTCATGCTTGACACAAGCCTCAGCGATGCTGAGAAGTTTCCACTTAAGATGGCTGATCTTGTTGTCACCAGTGTTAACCCTACCACTGCTCCCGATTCCGTCATTTGGTGTTCCGATCCCCGTAACGTCCTCAAAGAACTACCAACTGTTGGACTACCTGGAGATTATTTCTACTCTCCAATGCAGTTACAAGGAGAATGGGGTCCTTACCAAGAGACAATCTGCTCAGTTGACCCGTCGGGTAGAGGCACAGATGAGACAGCAGCAGCTTTTATTTCCCAACGTAACGGTTTCCTGTACTTGCATGAAGTGCGAGCTTATCGAGACGGATACTCAGACAACACACTTCTGGACATTCTAAAAGGTTGTAAAAAGTTTAACGTTACTAAACTTGTAGTTGAAACTAACTTTGGTGACGGTCTTGTAGCAGAACTATTTAAAAAACACATCCAACAAACTCAACAAGGTATAGATGTTGAAGAAGTACGTGCCAACGTTCGTAAAGAAGAGCGTATTATTGATTCCCTTGAGCCTATTCTTAATCAGCATCGTCTTGTTGTCGATAAAAGCGTCATTGAATGGGACTACAACTCCAACAAAGATGATCCCCCAGAAAAGCGTCTACTTTACATGCTATTCTACCAAATGAGTCGCATGTGCCGGGAAAAAGGTGCAGTCCGACATGATGACCGTTTAGACGCCCTTGCACAAGGAGTTAAATACTTTACCGATGCCATGGGTATTTCCGCTATGGAGGTAGTCAAACAACGGAAAAGAGACGACTGGAACGACATGCTTGAGTCATTTTTAGACGATCCTCAATCGGCTACAAACCACCTTGCACTTGGTTTTTCATTAGACCAAAGAAGGCAAGCAAGAGGAATTTCCAAAACCGGCATCACCACTTGGATCTGACAGGTCCCTGACTTATACAGGAGAAGGGAAGGGTGGACCCGACTCCTGTAATTGGGGAAGACAACAAATCTTCCCCTTTTTCTACAGTAAACCGAATAAGGTTTTATTTTTCCTCCCCATTAAACAAAATACGGTTTATTTCCGTTTTACTACTGTCTGGACTAATAAAGAAAGAATATCAATAACCTCAATACTTACCATTTATTAACATTCCAACTACCCACCACCACCAAATGCATAGCGTTCAACTGGTACATATCACTCCCAATGCTGAAGAGCTCATCAGTTACATGGCACGTGTAAGTAATCCCTCTAATCAAAACAACACTCAGACAAGTGCTCGTTTGATTAAGTACCTTATCCAACACTCCCATTGGTCTCCCTTTGAGATGGTGAACATGTGTGTAGAGATAAGTACTACACGGAGTATAGCTGCACAGATCCTTAGACACCGTTCCTTTAGCTTTCAAGAGTTCTCTCAACGGTATGCAGATGCTTCACAGCTTGGTATGCCGGTTGTACCGCAGTTACGGTTGCAAGACAGTAAAAACCGCCAGAACAGTATTGAGGTAGAAGATGAAGACCTGTTTCTTAAACAAGAAATAAAACAACTCTTTAAACATTCGGAGTTGGTGTATAAGAAACTGCTTGAAGCTGGGGTAGCTAAGGAATGTGCAAGAGAAGTACTCCCACTGTCTATGCCGACTAAATTGTACATGAATGGAAGTATTAGGTCTTGGTTGCACTACTGTGACCTCCGTACATCTAATGGTACTCAAAAAGAACACGCCAAGATAGCCGGTCAAGTACAGGATCTATTGTATCAACACCTTCCCAATGTCTGCGAGGCGATGTGGAACCAAAACTTAGATTAAAAGAATTTAAAGTACTACATAAAATGTGGAGTAGAGGTATCCCCTGGTGGGATCACCTCCTCCTTGGTCTTTTGTATTGGGTAGAAGAGAAGATTATTGACTATCGTATCAAGACTGAGGTAGATAAGGCGGTTGAGTCGGTTGAATTACCGCCTATGCCAGACTATGTTACCCCGATCTACACAGAAACACCCGTAGAGACCTCTGCAAGATTCCCTGAGATGCGTCTGAGTGCTCCGTGGTATGAGGGTGGCAAGGACGGGGGTAAGCGGCTTTAAACCGATTTAAACGGCACCTTGATAAATTCTGACAGAAATTTGTAAAGGGATATATCGTAGTCGGATGGGCGCCAATCCCCCCACGGGGGTGGGTGCACGTACACACGTGTGCGCGTTTATGTTCCCGGCTGGACACGGTTAAGCGCCAGTGCTCGCCCGCGTTGTCCAGCTTGCGCACCTGTGTCTGCTGCAGGTACGCGGACACAAGCGGCGCTGAACCGGCGTTGAACCGGGGTGAACTGTGTTGAACCGCTGACACTGACTGGGTTTGAGGCGATCTGTTGCGCCTTATTAGCATAACTTATAATGATTGATAAGCAACGGTTATAAACCAGTCATACCAACCCTTCTGCCCACCTCAACCCACGGCATTGTGCCACTTCCTCCGACTGTCCACCGCCAAACCGGCTCGACACCGTGTATGATGGCTACACAGCAGCTGGCTGGACGGTTACGCATACTCGACTCTCCCTGTTAAGGGGGAGGAGAGTCTCGTAAGCTCCACCGCCAGCTCTGCCGGTCCTCACCGAACCTCGACAACTGCATAAGCACTCCGCTTCCTGAATCGACAGGGTGATGGCGACCAACGGCATGGGTTCCTGCCGTGAGGAGTGGTAGACACACTGACAGCGGCGAGGCACAGCCGCTATACAAGTATGCTCATGCCAACAGGCTAGTATGCATCGGCGTACAGCAGGGTTCGAGTCCCTGCCTAGTCATTGCTGCTCCACAAGGACGCAGCTCATTGTTCACTTACACTTTCACAAATGTTCATCACTGTTTCTCCTCGTACCTCTGACGCTATCGCTAAGCTGCAGGTTGATCCGTTCAACGCAGTTGCATTCGTAGAGTTCACGAACGGTTATGCATACGAGTACACCAATGTGTCTCGTCGTGCTATCGCTAACCTGTTGCTCAATCCCAACATGTCGCTTGGTTTCTGGGTTAACAAGAACCTTATCAACACCAAGCGTTGCAAGGTGATTGACTCCGGTTACATGCAGCCTTGCTGATGTAGGTTACACTGAGGGGTACGCCCCTCTCTGTAGCTGACATAGCTACACATGTTCACTTGCTTACATACACACATGTCCCTCTATTCCGCTCTCGCTGCACGTTTCACCGATGCATCTGAGATCAAGGACGTAGCTCGTTATGGCTGCTCCGGTGGTGTCTCCGGTTTCATCTACTCGACCGAACTCGCTGTGTTCTTCGATGAGCACGAGGACGAGATCGAAGATGTGATGGATGACTACGGCATCACCTATCAGGAGCTTGTACCTGATGCACAAACCATGCAACAGTACAAAGAAGCTGCTGTTTGGTTTATCGTTGAGAGCTACTGTCAATCTCTTGAGATGGACGAGCTTATCGCTGTCTGATGATTACACTCTCCCATCATATGCTGATGGGTTTCTGTAGCCTTCAGTGCTACATGTTTACATTACATGGAGTTACTTATGTCCAACATTGAATACCTTCGTCAACAACTTGAGTATGCAGAAGAGCAACTCATGATTGCTGATGACATGCACAGTAAGCTCACCTGGGGTAACAGGTGTGATGCACTTGAAGCTGCCCTCGCTGATGCGGAGGTTGCATGATGTTGTATCAGGTTCAAGTGCA